CAGGATGGCAGTCACGCATCGTTGGATACGAGGACATCGCACCAGATCAGCTACTCGCGAACCCGCTGAACTGGCGGATACATCCGAAGGCGCAGCAGGATGCGCTCGGCCAGGTGCTCGATGACGTTGGCTGGGTGCAGTCGGTGGTGGTGAACAAGACCACGGGCCACGTCGTTGACGGGCATCTGCGCGTGTCGCTCGCCATCTCGCGCGATGAGCCGACCGTCCCGGTGACGATGGTAGAGCTGACCGAGGCCGAGGAGCGGCTGATCCTCGCGACGCTGGACCCGCTGGCGGGGATGGCGGTGACCGATAAGGACATCCTCGCGGAGTTGATCGCGGACATCGCGTTCCCTGAAGGCGCGCTCACGGACCTCGCGGCGCTGACGGCGGGCGCGGATATGAAGCCGAGCGGTGAGGACACCGAGGTCGGCGAGCCTGCAGCGGAGCCGTACGTCAAGCTGGGCGACGTGTGGCAGGTAGGCGAGCACCGGATCATGTGCGGGGACTCGACTGATGCAGAGGACGTGGCGCGGCTGATGAACGAGGAGACCGCGCAACTCGTCCACGCTGACCCGCCCTACGGAATGGGCAAGGAGAAGGATGGGGTGATCGGCGACAACCAGTACGGCGCGGCCCTCGACGCCTTCCAAATGCGCTGGTGGCAGGCGTTCCGCCCACACGTAGCCGATAACGGGAGCGCGTACATCTGGGGCAACGCGGAGGACCTGTGGCGGCTCTGGTACACGGGCGGACTGGCGGACTCGGAACGTCTGACGCTTCGGAATGAGATCACATGGGACAAGAGCGGCGGCGACAATCCGACGATGATGGTAGAGGGCGTACCGTTTGAGGCGCGTCGCATGTATCACCCCACCGAGCGGTGCCTGTTCTTTATGCTGGGCGAGCAGGGGTTCAACACGAACGCGGACAACTACTGGGATGGATGGGAGCCGATCCGCGCTGCGCTCATGGCTGACTGCGAGGCGATGGGGTGGACGGCGACGGACATCGCGCGGATCTGTGGCGTCGGGATGTACGGGCACTGGTTCACGAAGTCACAGTGGACGCTGATCCCCGAGGAACATTACCTAAAACTACAAGCGGCAGCGCGCGGGCACGACGCATTCAAGCGCGAGCACGACGAACTCAAGCAGGCGTTCTACGCGACCCGCGCCTACTTCGATAACACCCACGACAACATGACCGACGTTTGGCACTTCCCACGAGTGGAGGGCGAAGACCGCCACGGGCACGCGACCCCGAAGCCGGTAGCGATGGTCGAGCGCGCGATCCTCAGCAGCACGCCAGACGGTGGCAACGTGGCCGAGCCCTTCCTCGGCTCAGGTACCACGGCAATCGCAGCAGCGAACCGGGGCCGCAAGTGTTACGGCATGGAGATATCGCCGGCGTATGCTCAGGTGAGCATCGAGCGGCTGGCCGCGCACATCGATGCCAAGCCGAAGAAGCTGAAGTGACACCCGCAGGACGTCCACCGAAGAACCCCGATCAGAAGGTCGGCCACTACCAGCCCGAGACGCTGATTGGTGAAGTCGTGGACGTCCCCGCTCCTCCGTCGTTCATCTGCCCAGAGCCACCGCTCGCGTCCGATGGCAAGGAGCTGCTGCCGGAGATGAAGCTGCTGTGGGAGGCGTACTGGTTCTCGCCCGTCGTCCACGCCACGGATCTCCTGGACGCGGATGGCCATCCACATCATGACAGCGTCCAACGGCCCGTGCTGGTGGACTGGGTGCGCAGCCGCAACCGCCTGGCAGTGATCGAGATGATCACCACGAAGACGCCGCTGGTGGAGGGATCGCAGGGCCAGCCGCGCGTCAACCCGCTGGTGTCGGTAGAGACATTCTTGCGCACCGTGATCAACCGCTGCGAGGAAGTGCTGGGGCTGACGCCGCTGCACGCGGCCCGGCTGGGCATCACGAAGGGCGCCGAGGCGATGACGGCGGCATCTCTGAACAAGGAACTGAACGAGGCTGGCGGTATCCGGCACAGCGTAGATACGTCCCCGGCGGTGCTCGAGGTGCTGACGATTGCGGAACTGCGCGCGCTCGGGCAAGAGTACGGGGTGCGAGGGATGTGGAAGATGAACAAGCCAGCACTAGCTCGGGCGCTATCGGCGGTGATGTGACCACCCAAGAGCTCGTGCGCTGCGCAGGCTGTGGCCGGCACAAGGGAGCCGAGCAGTTCCGCAAGGGCGCTGAGCATTGCCGAGCCTGCGTGCAGCGCGAGACGCCAGCGCAGCACGCACGAGCAGCGGAGCCGGTAGCGTCGCAAGGGCGCAAGGCACCGAGCCGCGAACTGGCCGCGCTGGTAGCGCAGGGGCGTGCGCAGTGGCACCAGTGCGATGGCGCCGACGCCCACCCGAAGCATCGCGCGATCCATAAACGTGGGTTCTGGAGCGAGGGCCACCGCGTCCAGGCGTTCATCGAAGGCCACTGCTCGTACCCTGACGGGCCGCTCGTCGGGGAACTGGTGGGCATCACTGGCTCAGCTCCACGAGCAGACGGCACGCTGCCGGGAATGATCCCGTGGCAGCGCGAGGCGACGTACGAGATATTCAAGTTGCGCAAGGACGGCCACCGCCAGCACCGCCGCGTGCTGATCGGCGTCGCCAAGAAGAACAGTAAAACAGTTTGGGCTGGGTGGATCGCACTCTACGTGCTGGCTGATGATCTCCAGAAGACAGGACAGATCGTCTGTGCTGCAGCGAGCGAGGACCAGGCGGACCTCGTGTTCGGCTACGCGAAGATTTGCGCAGAGCTATCACCCACGCTCAACGAACTCACGGGCGGGCAGGGCCGCGGCTCCACGCGGTACGAGGCAGAGATCCAGATGCCGGGGCTGCCGCTAAAGTCCATCAAGCGGCTGGCCGTGGGTGGCGGGAAGTTGGACGGGCGTAACATCATCCTCGCGATCGAGGATGAGTATCACGAGTGGCTCCAGCCGCGATCCAGGGATACCCACACCGTCCTGAACCGCGGCACCATTCTGCAGCGTGACTCGATCGTCCTGATGTTCACCACGGCAGGATTCGATCCCGAGTCGATGGAGTGGGAACTGTACGAGTACGGGATGCAGGTCGAAGACGGGGAAGTCAAAGACGATACGTTCCTGTTCATCTGGTACGAGGCGCCGCAGGTATGCAACGGCGCGTACCGCGGCCCGTACGAAGGCAAGCGTGGCGAGGCGCTGGACTACCGATCGCGGGAGGGCTTCGAGGCGGCCAACCCATCCGCAGGACTCACCGTCACGTATGAGCGATACCTCGAGGACATCAAAGATCCGAAGATGAGCGAGGGCATCGCCCGCCGCTACCACATGAACCAGCACACCGAGACGGAAGACATCTGGCTGCCGGCGCCGTGGGGCGCGTATCAGTCCGCCGAGCCGTTCCGCATCAACCCGGACGATCGGACCGTGGCAGCGATCGACGCATCCACCAACATGGACTCCACCGCGATCACCTGGTGGGGGATATCGGGTGAAGGCACGGAGCGGTTCGTGCGATCGCGCTCGCGTGTCTGGGAGCGCCCAATCGATCCCGGCACGGGCAGGCCGCGGGATGGTTGGCGGATGCCGTACGCGGAACTCAAGGCGCACCTGTACTCAATGCACTTCGGGACCGGACGGTCTGATGAGGATGAGGACTGGGAAGAGGACGGCAAGTGCTTCTGCTGTGGTGAGGCGTTCGAGCCGATGGAGTTCGAGTCGATTGGGTATGACGTCGCGCGGCTGAGTTCATCGATCCCTGAGTGGGAGATGGACGGGCTGCCGCTGGTGGAGATCGCGCAGTCGGGCAAGTCGATGCCGCTCGGGTTTCAGGAGTGGTATGTGCTGCTACGCGAGGAGCGGTTCGAGCATGACGGCAATCCAATCGTGGGACAGCATATCCTGAACTCAGACATCAAGTTCACCACGGACGGGCTACGGAGACTGACACGCAAGACCAGCTCAGTGCGCAGGCCGAACGACGCGGCGATCACTCACGCGATGTGCGGGTGGTTGATCGCGGAGGAAGAGTCGGGGTTCAGTTTCTACACACCGGGCAGCGTGCAGGGAGACGAGGACGAAGATGACGAGTGAAGCTTCGAGCGAGTATCCAGCGCCGTGGCTCTCGGAACTGGTAGAGATTGCGCGGAACGTCACGCACATCGAAGCAGACCAGGCACGGCTTGCGGATCTGTTTGTTGATCTCGGGCGGTTCACGGGGACGGACCCGCGCTCAGTTGGGTGGGCTGTTGTGGGAATGTGCGCGCGTGCCGGGCGCGCAGACGAGGAAGATGCCGAATGATTAAGCGTACAGTCACTTTAGCGGTTAGACTAATAGCAACGCGGCTCGACGCGATCGTGGTGATCATGGGCCTTGGGATTCTCTGCTGGGCGGCATTTGAGTTCGCATTCGTGGCTGGGCTCGCGGCTGTTGGACTCTCGCTGGTGCTGGTGGGTACCGACGTCACCGATCGGATCTTCACGAAGGGCGGTGACGCATGAGCCTACTGGCGCGAGCGATCCAGGGTGAGGCTCCACCGCAACGCCGCGGCTTCGGTAGCGGCGGCTCATCGTTCTCAGGCGGCGCGTTCACAGGAACATCCGACGCCGGCGTCACCGTCACACCTGAACGTTCACTGAGCGTTGGTGCGGCGTTTGCGGCAATGAACCTAATCGCGCGTACCATCGGAATGCTGCCACGGCGGATCGTCGAACGCGGGGACGCCTCGCGCCGGCAGGTCCGCACACCTGAGTTCTCGCACCTCTGGGGCTCACCCAACCCCGCGACGCTCGGACTCAGTTTCTGGGAGACGTTGAACCTCGGCATCGAAGGCTGGGGCAACGGCTACACGTGGAAGGGCCGCGATCCTAACGTCATGTTCGATCCGGTGAACTCGTGGCGTGGTGTGAACGAGCTGTGGCACGTCAACCCGCGCCGCGTCTGGGTGGGGACGAACGGACGTGGGGAAAAGGGATTCCAGCTCGACAACCGCCGCGAGGAACCGTTTACCACGAAAGAGATTGGACACATCCCCTCGCTGAGTGTGGACGGGATTCGCGGTCTCAGCCCGGCGCTGGTAGGTGCGCAGGCGATGGGTGCCTATATCGCGGTCGAGTCATTCGGCTCCAAGTTCTTCGCGAACGGCTCCACGCTTTCGGGCATCATCTCCGTGGACAACAAAGTGCCGCGAGCCGATGCCAAGGCGATGATCGACCTGTGGAACGAAGAGCATCAGGGACTCGACAACGCTCACCTGATGGCAGTAATGGGTGGGAACGCGAAGTATCAATCAGTCGGCATCGATCCGCAGGCGGCGCAGGCGTTGCAGACGCGAGCATTTCTGCGCGAGGAGGTGATCTCATTCTTCGGGCCGATCCCGCATCACCTGCTGGGCTGGAAGTCGAACACATCGAACTTCGGTACCGGCATCGAGGCGCAAGGGATTCACCTGATCCAGTACGTCCTGCTCAACCGCTTGACGAGGATCGAGCAGTGGGTAGAGGCGGAGTTGCTGCCACCGGACTTGCAGTTCCGATTCACCCTCAACCAGCTCGCGCGTGCGGACATGAAGACGCGGGCCAGTTTCTACAAGACGATGAGGGAAATGGGGATCTTTACCGCGGATCAGATCCTCACCACGGAGGACCTGCCCCCGCGCGGTATCGAGGACGACTACCTCGAGCCCGGCAACATGCGCCGCATCTCAGCGAGCAGCGGCGGGGACCTCTCGGCTCAGGGCGTACCGGGATCGAAGCGAGGGCGAGAGATGGGTAGGCCCGCGGCGATGGCAGCCGAGGCGCGCTGTCCCGACTGCAACAGTATGCTCGGACGCGACGTCGTCTCAGCTGGCCTCTGGTGCCGTGGCTGCAAGATGCAGCACTCGTGGTTCAATGGAGCGCTTGTGGGTTCGGCACCTGCAGCGCCGCGGCTAGACACGATCGACGAATCGGAACGCATCGCGGACATGATCGCGGATCGGGTATTCTAAAGATCCCGAGGTGATCTGCCGACACTCCATGCGAAGGGGGTGCCGCGATGGTCACCTGTATCGTCACGTGCATTGAGTGTCGCTCAGACATTGAGATCGAGAAGCACCGCGAAGGCTGCAACGTACCGGCGGTGAATCTGCTGAAGCAGATGGCGAAACTCCAGCGCCTCGCCGACTGAGATTGAGTATCACTCGCTTGACAATCCCCGCACCCCGGTTCAGACTTTGAGCAGGTCGGGCGTCGCTCGGTTCAGGTGGAGCGCCTAGAGCGCCAAGAGCCTGCCCCGGACAGACCGCCCGACATTCTAGAGGCCCCAGAGGCCCAGCAACTCGTCAGACGCGATTCGTTCGCGCCGAGCGTTGGGCACCATCTTGGGCAACACACATTCCGCAGGTAGATTCCCACATGTCGTTCAGGCGGTGTTTGATGAGCCGTGGGCGATCATGCCTACGAAACTTCAGGCAATCGCTGAGGTGGTCACGTTCCGTGCTGCTGGCGGGCGGTACACACCAGAACAAATCGCAGATCAGATCGGGACGCGCGAGAACAGCACCAATGCGCTCGCGTACATCGCTGGCAAGTCCATGCCGATCGAGGCGCTTGGCCCGCCCACGGGCAAGGCAACCGAAGAGATGGCCGTTGCGGTACTGCCCGTGCTGGGCGTACTCCGTCACCGTGTCGGTGCGATTGAAGAATCCAGCGGCATGGCTGGGATGCAGGCACTGGGCCGGCAGATTGACGCGCTGGTACAAGACCCGCGCATCGGGGCGATCGTCCTCGATATCGATTCACCAGGCGGGAGCGTGGGCGGGACCGAAGAGCTAGCCCGCCAGATCCTCAGCGCCCGCGCACAGAAGCCAATTGTGGCTGTGGCGAACACCCTGATGGCTAGTGCGGCCTACTGGATCGCCTCGGCGGCCAGTGAGATCACCGTGAGCCCGTCGGCGCTGGTGGGCAGTATTGGTGTCATCACCATCCACGAGAACGTTTCTGAAGCGGCGAAGCAGGCCGGCGTTGAGGTCACAGTGCTCACCGCCGGCAAGTACAAGTCAGAAGGTAATGAGTTCGAGGCGCTGGGCGACGAAGCCCGCGCAGAGATCCAGTCGCGGCTCGATGGCTTTTATGAAGCGTTTGTCAACGGCGTTGCTGCAGGCCGTGGCGTGTCGGCGAAGGCCGTCCGCTCTGGCTTCGGTCAGGGCCGCGTTGTCGATGCGAAGACAGCAGTAGCGGCAGGGATGGCTGACCGAGTGGCGACGCTGGACGAGACGATCGCCCGGTTGCTCACTCCTCGAGGCCGTGCGGCTGCGATGCGCACCCGTGCCGAACTCCCAGCCGAGCAGGTGCTCGCGAGTCTCGATGTTCCGCAACAGGCGGAGTTCGTCTCTGAATACGAAGACGACGACGCGTATGCAGCACACCAGCTCAACGCACTCACCGATCAGGTGATGGCGCGAATAGACCAGCGTCAGATGGCGCAGGCGAAAACAGAAGACGAGCCGACGCCCATTCGGGTGATGGACGTCGAAGCACTAAGCGCGGCTGTCGTCGCGCAGATGAAAGGGGCCTAATCATGGCTGACGAGCAAGAAGGCACGACTGCTGTGGTGGAGCCTGACGCAAGTACCGATCCGAATGTGACCCGACAGGCCACCGCGATGGCCGAGGCGATGGTGCCTCAGCTCGCATCGGGCCTTGAGAGCAAGTTGTCCGCGCAGGTTGAACGCCAGGTCAACGATTCACTTCGCGGGCTTGGCGTAGTGGACGAGGCCGGGCAAATCACCCGCCCGCCGCAGGCCACCGCCCACGCAGGCCCGTTCGCCTCATTCGGCGAGCAGCTCCAGGCAATCGCTACCGCAGGCCGCGCGGGTGGACTTGTCGATCACCGGCTGAACGAGATTAGCGCTGCCGTAACTGGCATGTCCGAGGGCGTCCCTGCTGACGGCGGGTTCTTGCTGCAGGACACATTCGCCAACGACATCTTCGACCTCATGCACGAGACCGGCCAGGTGTACAACCGCATCACGCGGCGCATCACTCTGGGCGGGAACTCCAATTCGCTGAAGATGCCGGCGATCGATGGGATGAGCCGTGCGGACGGATCACGCATGGGCGGCGTCACCGCTGCCTGGGTTGCTGAAGGCGCGACGATCACGGCCTCGGCTCCGTCGTTCGCGCGCATCGCGCTGGAACTGAACAAGCTCGTGGCGCTGGCGTATGCCACCAACGAGCAGCTTCAGGACACGCCGGTGATCGAGCAGATCATCCGTGACGGGTTCGCCTCTGAGATGGGCTTCGAGCTGGACGAGGGCGCGATCAACGGCACTGGCGTCGGCCAGCCGCTCGGCGTGCTCAACTCAGCCGCGACGGTGAGCGTGGCCAAGGAGACCGGTCAGGCAGCCGCGACGGTTGTGTTTGAGAACATCGTCAACATGTGGGCGCGGATGTGGGCGAAGTCGCGCCCGAACGCGGTCTGGTTCATCAACCAGAGCATCGAGCCGCAGTTGCAGACGATGAGCCTCGCAGTCGGTACCGGCGGTATCCCCGTCTACCTCCCTGCAGGCGGCCTCAGCACCACGGGTTACGGAACGCTGATGGGCCGCCCCGTGATTCCGATCGAGCAGTGCGCTGCGTTGGGCACGGTTGGCGACATCATCCTCGCGGACATGAGTCAGTACTGGGAGATCAACAAGGGCCCGGTGCAGAGCGCATCGAGCATCCACGTTGCGTTCACCACGGACCAGTCGGCATTCCGCGCGACGCTGCGTGACGACTACCGCCCGATGTGGCTGTCGGCGCTGACGCCGTTCAAGGACACGACCAAGACGCTGAGCCCGTTTGTGACATTGGCCACACGGTCGTAAGCAGTGAATCCAGGGAGCCGGGAGCATTAAAACCCTCCCGGCTCTCTTAGTACAGGTGGCGCAATAAACCCCGCCGCATGGAAGGAACCGAGAAATGGTTACACGAGAACGAGCGCTTGGTCGGCTGTTTGACTTCACGGCGATGCAGGCCCCGGACGACCTGGTCGGTGGAGCGAACACCGGGCTACGCGTTCACATGAAGCACTGCACGGGGATCACGTTCTTCGTGTACAAGGCGACTGACGGCGGCACCACGGACGATTTCGCGCTCGACCTGCAGGAGCACACCGCCTCAACGGGCGGCACTTCAGCAGACCTCGACATCATCACGGACTACTTCACGAAGTCCGAGACGACGCTCGACGGCGATGAGACGTGGGTGCACACCACGCAGACTGCGGCATCGGAGATCACCGCGATCGCGGGTACGGCGGAACTGCAAATGATGCTCGTGGTTGAAGTGCTCGCATCCGACCTCAGCGACGGATACGAGTGGGTGTCGATCAACACTCCCGACCTCGGATCGACCGACGTGCAGAACACGTCGATCGTTGCGATCCCGTGGGGCCTGTTCGCTGAGCGCAAGCCCGAGAACCTGCCGGACTGGCTGACGTAATGCCAGCCTGCACGAGCTGCGGCTCGGCATTTTGTCTGAGTATGTCCGCGCGCTTCTGTCTCACTACGAGGCAGGAGCGGGCGGAACCAAAGCAAACGAAGGCTGTCACGACGGCCAAGAAGTAACCAAGGCCCAGCGGGGCATGACACAGGAGTAACCCTGACATGGCAACAATCGTTGGATCGCGATCCGGCCTGATGTGGAAGAACGTCCCTGGCGGACTCCCCACCCTGGTAGACGCTTCGCACTTTCCCGGCAATGTGTTTTTCGTGGATGTGAACGCCACCAACGCCGGCGCGACGGCAGGCTTCGGCTACCACCCAGACTCGGCGCTGACCTCGATCCTGCTCGCGCAGTCGTTCTGTACTGCGAATCAGGGCGACGTGGTGTTCATCCTGCCCGGTCACACGGAAACGGTAGCCGCGGCCACTGAGGTGGCACTGAGCAAGGCTGGTGTCACGTACATCGGTCTTGGGAGCGGCACCAGCCGTCCGACGCTGACGCTTTCCGCGACGGGCTCGAACATCCCGATCTCGGCTGCGAACATCGCGCTGAAGAACATCCTGATCACCACCACGGGCACCATCAATGTGACCGCCGGGATCACCGTGACGGGCACGGACTGTCTACTCGAGGACATCGAGATCCGCGAGAGCGCGGCTGACTCGCAGGTGGTTGACGGCATCGTCGCTGCAGCGACATCTGATCGTCTCCACATCAACGGCTACATCTTCCGTGGTTTCCTGACTGGGGACGCGGACGCTTCGGCGGTCAGTGTTACCGGTGCGGTCGATGGCGTGATGATCGAGAACTTCGACCTCGACGGGCTGTTCGTCGCGGCGGGGATCGAGAACGTCACCGGTGTCGCAACGAACATGCGAATCCGTGACGGGTTCATTCGACAGCGTCACGCAACGACTGATGCAGCGATCACGCTGGTGGCGACGACCACCGGCACCGTGGAGCGCGTCAACGTGCGCACGGCGACCAACGACGCCAACGGCTTCAACAACGCACTCGTGGGTGCTGCGGCGCAGTTCTTCGTGTGCTGGGTTGTCAACGCCAACGGCGAGTCCGGTGGCGTGTTCGGTACACCGAGCGCAGCAGCGTAACCAATGGAAGCCCCTGTATCTCATGGGGGCGGCAGGGGTGGAGGGACGCGCAATGGCTGAGAAGAAGAACAAGGTAAAGACGCTTGCGGAGATGGACATCGAAGAACTGCGCGCTGCCAAGGGTGCGAAGCGCGGCGAGTTGATCGCGGCTGGACTTGAGATGGCTGAGATCCAGGAACACATCACCGCGCTGGAGGGGTAGATGAGCCATCTGATTCGCACGCCAGGCACCGCGAGCGGCGCGAACGCGATCGGCACGGTGTCATCGCCGGACATCTCTGGCACGCAGCAGTTGATCATGGTGACGACGAAGTATTCGGCCACGCCGGTTCAGGCGGGCGTCACGGTGACGATCAACTCAGGCGCGGGTGCGGCCTACGACACGGTACTCGACACTGGAACGGCCAACCTTCAATCGTCCGTGTTCCTTCCGAGCGCCCCGATCTACATCCACGCCGACGACGTGATCGATGTATCCGCTCCCGCAGGCGGTGGCGTGATTACGTCCGCGTCCGTGGTTTACACGCGACGGGCGTAGGCCACGCGATGTCGTTCCAGACGTTGTCCGACATCAAGCGTGAGAACGCTGCGAACGAGGCCGCGGTATCGCGGACTCCGTTGGTGGAGTGCCCGATCCACGGTGAACCGATCGTGAAGAACTCCAAGGGTCAGGGGTCGTGTCCTTACGGCTCAGACGGCCAGGGGCATGTGCTGTCGAGTGACCGCAGATGAACTGGTACGTGACGCGAGAAGACGTGAAGCGCGGATTTGACCGCGACACCGACCTCCGCAACGAGGCGATCGACTTCGCGTGCGCGTACGGATCGCGGCAGGCGGACAGCCTGCTCGGGCAGCGTGAAGGCGCGTTCATCCCTGAGACGAAGACGCGGAAATACTCATGGCCGAACAGCAAGGCCCCGGGCTGGGTGCTGCGCCTCGATGCCTGGCTGATCTCCGTGACGTCGGTGAAGACGGAAGCGGGCGCGACGACGATCCCTGCTGGTGATGTACTGCTGGAGCCGTTCAACTCCGGCCCGCCATACAACTGGATCGAAGTCGATCGATCGAGCACTGACGCAGACGCCGTGTTTCAGGCCGCGTCAGGCACTCCCCAGCGAGCGATCGAGGTAGCAGGGAGCTGGGCGTACAGCGCGGACACTGAGGCGGCAGGGGCGCTCGACGGGGCGCTCTCAGACACTACGGGCACATCGGTGAAGGTGAGCGACGGCAGTGTGGTGGATGTGGGCCACACGCTGCTGATCGGATCTGAGCAGATGTTCGTCAGCGAGCGTGAGTTCGTGGACGCTGCGGTCGATTCTAGTGGCGCGCTGAACGCGAGTGAGAACGACGAACAGATCACGCTGGACGGCGTACCGACGCTGCCGTGGAAGGTGGGGGAGGTAATCCGCTACGAAAGCGAAGAGATGCGCATCCTTGGAGTCGTCAGCACGACCGTGTTCAACGTCGATCGCGCTGTGAACGGCACCACGATCGCATCACACGTGGACAACACCGACATCTTTATCAGCCGCACGCTCACGGTTGTCCGGGGTGTGAACGGCACCACGGCAGCCACGCACCTCGACACGGCGGCGGTCACGCGCTACGTGGTGCCGAACCAGATCAGGCAACTCGCACTCGCCGAGGCGCTGAACGCGGACGTGCTGGGGCTCGGTGGCTACACCGGTGGCGCCGAGCAGGCGCTAGGTGAGGGATTCGAGCGAGGCAGTGTGCTTGCGGACATCCGCCGGCAGGTACTGAAGAACCCGCGCTATGGATTGCCGCTGGCCGTCTGATGCCAACAGGAGAAGGCATCCGCATGAAGGTTACCGGGCCACTGCTCGCGGGCTACCGCGCGTCCCAGGTGCTGAACGTTGTGGAGTTGGAACTGCTGGGCGCGATTGTGGAGAGCGCAGACAAGGTGCTGGAGTTCGTGCGGGGCGAGATGACAATGGGGCACGGTGTCCGTACTGGGGATCTGCGCGACGAGTCGATCAAGGTGCGGGGCCGCAGCGCCACCCGCCGTCGCATTGCCCCCCGTCCGCGGGATGCGGGAAAGACGCGCACCGTCGAGGGCATCGGTAAACGGAACCGGGTATACGGGTTCGGCGGCGTTCACATGTTCCGCAAGGGCATGGCCAAGGGCGGCCCAGCTGCGGACCCAATCGCGAAGCGCCACGCGGCACACATCGCACGCGAACTAGGCGGTGGAGCTAAGAGTTTCACTGCCGCAGATCGCAAGGCACGTCGGGGGAGGCGCCGCTGATGGCTGCTGAACTCACCCCCCTCGAAGCCAGCATCAAGGCCGTGCAGTCACTGCTGGGCGCGACAGGGTACTTCCGTGGCGGCATCTCCATCGGGAGCCCCATGCGAGCGCCAGCGGACAACTCAGCGTTCATCACGTTGGGTTCAGCGGACGTCGAAGAACTCACGTTCCAGGGCCCGATCGAGATGCGGATGCTGCTGGTTGAGGTGTGGATCAGGATGGGGAATAACAACGAGCAGGTCGAACTGCGGATGGCGCGTATCTATGACCAGCTCCGCGCGCGGTTCGCTGGAGATTACGACCTCTCGACATACGGCAACAGTGAAATCTCCACGGGCGTGCGTGAGGTTGATCAGATGCAGATGGGCGCGGACTGGAGCGAAGAGTCGTTCGACAACGTGACCTACCGGGTGATGACGTTCCGCGTCCCGCTGCGCGTGCAAGACTCATCGACGTTTGTGAAGTAAGGAACGACATGGCAGATCAGAAGTACATCGTTGAGAACCCGCGCGGGATCGACAAGCACTACCCGGTGATCACCCTGGGATCGGGCCGCAAGCTCAAGGCCGGTGACAGCGTGCTCGGTTCAGAACTGAGCGACATCGCCGAGCAGGCCTACGAAGAGCGCGGGTTCATTCGCAAGGCGAAGCGAGGGGAGGGCTAAGCCATGGCGAAGTCACATGGGTTGGGTATGCAGATGTGGTGGCATGGCCGCGACATCGCGGGTGACGTGGGCCGGCTGAACGCGGTCAACTCGCCGCGCGGTGTGCTCGAGCAGAGTGGCATCAGTTCGGTCGCGTTCGAGCGTCTACTCTCACACAGCGACGGCATGATCGATTTCTCGGGATTCTTCAACGACGCCACCGATCAACTGCACGATGCGCTGAGCGGGCTTCGCACGACTGACATCGTGGCGCTGCTCGCGAAGAGCACCACCCGTGGCGCGACGATGGCTGGCCTGGTGGGCAAGCAGATCGGAATGGAACTAGAGCGCACGTCAGACGGCGGCCTGTCCGTGGCCGCGGAACTCCAGGCGAACGTAACGCCGTTGGAGTGGGGCGTGATGATCACCGCCGGCGCGGAGACGATCGCCTCGGCTGCGTCGCTGGTCGGATTGGATGAGAACGGCGCGTCTGCAAGTTCAGCGTTTGGCGCGGTTGCGTATCTGGCATACGAGTCGCTTGCGTCTGGTACTCCAACGCTGCTCGTTGAAGATAGCACGGACTCCACGAACGGCGTTGATGGAACGTGGGCGACACTGCTGACCTTCACAGGTGGGACGCCTGCCATCGCCGAGCGCAAGACGGTCACCGGCAACGTCGATCGCTGGGTGCGAGTGACCGGTACAGGCACGTTCTCCAACGCGGTAGTGGCAGTCGGATTCCGCCGCGGCACCACCAACGACATCATCGATCTGAGTTAGGGGGACAGATGCACCGGCCTCAGATACGTCCCGAGCAGTTGGTGAACTACACCGCGATCACGCCGGTGGCTGCCAGTCATCGACGGCCCGCGACGTGTGAAGAAGTCAACTGTTCGTTCTGGATGGTTGGATTCCAGATCTGCATCGAGCCCGACGACGAGCAGGGTGCGGTGCGGGCTGCTGCGTTGCGGACTGCCGGGCGCCACTACGGGGAGTTCCTCGTGGTGGCCGGTGGCGTCCAACAGATCGCGCTGGTGGGCGTTGGCTCAGCCGAGATCAACACCGGCCCACTGAGCGAGCAGGACGGCACCTGGTTCGTGTTCCCGGCTGGTGAGAGCTGCTTCAGGCGGCACACCCTGCTCAACGGCGCCGACCCAGTATTCCAATACGGCCGCGGCTCCAACCGTGGCGGGACAGACACTCGTCACAACCAGCACACCGTGGACGGGGACGAGTGGAAAGAGCGAATGAACGAATCAACCGACGCAATCAACAGAGCGATCCAGCGGGGCTAATGCCCGTGTAGTTAGGGAGTAGTAGCGTGGCGAAAGAATCGGGTTTGGGTATGACGTGTGGAATTGACGACAGTGGTGGCGCCCTGCGACAGATTGAGAACGACATCACGTCGCTCAGTTTCAGTCTGCCGCGTGGTGTGCAGGACGTCACCGGTGTGGACTCGGCGGGTATCGAGCGGCTGTTGCTGCTCGCAGACTTGCAGGCATCGATTCAGGGTGTGTTCAATGACGCGGCGGCACCCTCGGCGCACACGACGTTCAAGGACGTATCGAGCACCTCGGTGGACCGGACGCTGACGATCGTTCACTCAGGGCAGACGTTGACAGACGAGGTCGTGCTGACCGACTACGCGCTGGATCGTGCGTCCTCGGGTGAGTTGACGTGGACGGTGCCTGCCCAGCACTCGCTCACGACCGCGCCGGCGTGGAGCTAAGAAATGAAGGCTCCCGCCCGCAGTGAAATTCAACTGGAGTTTCCGCCCGACGAGGACGGCACCGAACACCCGTTGCAAGCGTTGAGTGTGCTGTGCCGGTCGGTATCCCGTAACGAGTTCAACAAACTCACGGACCTCGACATCGATGAACAGCTCGAGAAGTTCATCACGGAGTACGTGATCGAATGGGATCTCCAACACCAGAACGGCAAGATCGTGGCGCTGACGATGGCTGACGTCGGAGAAGAAGAGGCGTGGATCGCGCTCGCGATCATGAACGCCTGGGGGCGGGCACTGTACCGCGTCCCGACCCCTTTAGCGCAGAGCTAGAAAGGTGGCGTTATGTAGGGGGAGCTGAAGGACTGGAGAAACCGGTGGCGTTAGCGGAGGCCGAATACATCGATGGAATCTGTCAGCGGTACAGCTGCCTGCCGAGCGCGGTCGATGCTGAGGACACCTATCTGCATCGGATGATCGCCATCTTGGACGCTGCAGGGAGTCTCAACCCCGGCACGAAAGTGGAGCCAGCGAAGGCTGGATCAGAAGCGGACCTCGCGGACATGATGGAGACGCTCGGTGGCTAAGAACGACATCCAGATCCGTGTCATCGGTAAAGATGTCGGTGCCAAGAAGGTTCTGATCGATGTCCGCAAGGAAGCCACCGGGCTCCAGGGCGGACTCCAGAAGCTCCAGACCAACTGGCTCGCCGTGGGCGCCGCCGTCGGCGCTGCGGCTGGCGCGATTAGTGTGGCTAAGTCGTTCATCTCCGCCGCGTCAGACCTCACCGAAAGCCAGGGTAAATCCGCGATCGTGTTCGGTGAGAGCGCCGGGGCGATCGAGGACTGGGCCAGCACCGCTGCATCGTCGATGGGCTTGAGCACGCAAGCAGCGCTCGAAAGCGCTTCCACGTTCGGCAACCTTTTTACGGCAATGGGCCTGACATCATCGGCAGCGGCACCGTTGAGCATGGCAGTTGTTGAACTGGCCACGGACCTCGGCGCGTTCAACAACATCGCCGGTGACGAAGCGCTACTCAAGCTCAGAGCTGGACTGGTCGGTGAGTCAGAGCCCCTCAGATCCCTCGGAATAAATATATCCGCGGCCTCGACTGAACTGAAGATTATGGAGATGGGGCTGGCGAGCACCAAGGGCGAGATCACTGACGTGATGAAGGTGCAGGCCCGCTGGCAGCAGATCATGGAGCAGAGCACCAATGCTCAGGGCAACTTTGCGGACACCTCGGGCGACCTCGCAGGGCAGTTGAAGATTCTGGATGCGCAGTGGGAGGACATGAAGGCGACGCTCGGAGGCGCGCTCATTGGGGCAATCACGTCGGTGGTATCTGGCCTTAACGATATCATCGGCGCCGCGCAGGCGTTGATTGAACTGCCCGAGATCAAGATGTTCGTCACGCTGGTGCGCACGGTGGTCAATGGGCTAACTGAAACGTCGCAGGGCGGTGGGTTCCAGGCCGCTGTCGTCAACATGTTCAAGCCCGGCGGCGAGATTGGGCTCAGTGGAGTATTCAGCGAGTTCGTCGATGACCTTAAGGGCATCCGGGCCGACATCACTGGTATCGGTGGACCCGAGAGTCCGTTCATCTTCCGATTCCCGCTATCAGACGCGGAGGATCAGGTGATGGGTGCGGAGCTTCCTCCGGTTCGCAATCGGTTCGCGCAATCAGATCCGGGGCCGTCTCGGTTCCATCCCGGGTTCTTCGACAACGAAGCAGACCAGTTCGCCACCGTCATGGACGGTCTCGTGCAGCCCCTCAAGGACGCCACATCTGCGACGGCGGGACTGTCTGCCGCCGAGCAGGCCCGCGCCGGCATTATCGCCGACCAGACCAACGCAGTGATCGAGGCGTACCTACAGGAGCAGCTGGGCGCTGAGGGACGCGTGGCTGCGGTACGCGCAGAGCAGCAAGAGATGGACGCGGCATGGGCTGAGGTTGCCGAGGGGCTGCGCGAGACGCTGGGGGTACAGATCCCCGACGAGTTCCGCAAGATGTGGGAATCGCTGCGAGAGACACAGCAACAGGGTATTGACGCCGCGATCGATGAAGCTGATCGACTCGCCAAAGAGCGGGAGCGACTCGCCATCGAGGGCGCGCAGGCAGCGATCGATGAAGAGCAGCGCCTCGCCAACGAACGGCTCCATTTGGAGGCACGTAACCGTAGGCTGATGATCGGTGCGGCGCTGGCAAATC